GGAACTGGAGTAACTGCTACTGCTACAGCAAATATTGTTAATGGGTCAGTTGTTAGTATTGATGTTACAAACGCTGGTTTTGGATATAGTGGAATATCAAGTCATCACGCAAGTTGGCCAATACAACCTCAAGTCATCATTGAGAGTCCAACATATGAAGCAGAGAAAATAACTTCTATTAGTAATGTTCAAGGTTTCTCTGGAATCGTTACTGGTATAAGCACAACTACTGGTACTAATAATCACCCTCTTGCTATTAAGTTCTTCTTCCAAGCAATTGGAAATTATTCAGTTAGTGATCTATTAGTTGGTTATCCTATTATGATTAAGGATACTAAGATTGGTGACGGTATTGTTTCAGTTGACAGTCATGATACATCTATAGTTGGTATTGGTACATCATTTGCTGATAACATTTATAAAGTACATGATATATCAAGTTCTGGTAGAACAGGTGAAATAACATGTAATATATTAAGTACAACTAATCATGTTGGATTAGCTTCAACTGGTGGGTTTGATCAAACTAATATTGGAATAACAACCAGCTTGGGTAGATTGTCATGGGGTAGACTATATAATGCTACTAGAGATGTAAATCCACTCTCTATAGGAGTAACTGGTTACACTGTTGATGTTGGATTATCATCATTCCCAACAATTCAAAGAAAGAATTATACAGATTCTTCTCTTAAGGGGTTGAGGAATACAGGAGCAATTAGATTACAAGTATTATAATGACTATAAATAGAAAAAAAAGTTTAGTTAGCTGATAAGATGCCTGCAATTGTTACTGATCAATTTAGAATTCTTAATGCCACTAATTTCGTAGAGTCTATTGAGAATAATAATTACTACGTTTTTATTGGTCTACCGAATCCCACTTATAAAGAAGCAGGAGATCCTGTAGTTGGTTTTGGCAGGTCTGAACAATGGAGTTCAAACCCACCTCAACCACTTGATAGTTTTTCAAATAATTCTCATCTTGGCGACACTATGATGTTTGGTAAGAAGATAACTTCTGCCAATATTAGACGGGTTGTAAAAAGAATTGATTGGAAAGTTGGTACTAGATACGAAATTTATAGAGATGATTATAGTGGTGTGAATAAAAGTGCTTTAGAATCAGCAACTAAACTATATGATGCGAAATATTATGTAATCAACTCTGACTTCAAAGTTTATGTTTGTATTGCTAATGGATCCACTGGAAGTAACCCTAAAGGAAACGTTTCTCAAGATGAACCAACATTCACTGATTTAGAACCATCAAAAGCTGGTGGGTCTGGTGATGGTTACATTTGGAAGTACTTATATACAGTTTCTCCTAGTGATATTATTAAATTTGATTCTACAGAATATATAACTGTTCCAAATGATTGGGGATCAAGTGTTGATCCACAAATCAGAGCAGTTAGGGAAAATGGTGACTCTACAGTAAATAATAACCAAATCAAGCATGTTTATATTGCTGATGCTGGTAAACAATATCAACCATTAACTGGTCAAGAAGTTGACATTGTTGGTGATGGTACAGGTGCTAAAGCAAGGGTTGATGTTTCTCAAGGGACAATATCAAATGTTACTGTTAGTGCTGGTGGTAAGGGATATACATATGGTTTAGTTGATCTAGGAGCAGTTAATAATAACTCTGCTGGTAACTCTGCTAAATTAATACCAATTATTCCTCCAAGTAGAGGTCATGGATATGACATCTATACAGAGTTAGGTACTGACAAAGTTTTAATTTATGCTAGATTTGATGATTCAACTAAAGATTTTCCTATAGATACAAAGTTTGCTCAAGTTGGGATTGTAAAGAATCCTACAACTATTGATGCTAATACATCATTTACTGCTGATCAGTTTTCATCGTTAGATGCGATGAAGTTTAAAGATGATCCAACAAGTAGTTTGGATACTGAGAAGGTAACTGGAAATCCAACTGTTGGTGAAGAAATTTATCAAACATATGTTAACGTTACTGGTGATACAGTTAAAGCAAGAGCATATGTTGCTTCTTTTGATAAAGATACTAAAGTTCTAAAGTATTTTACTGATAGATCATTAGCATATGGTGGAGCACAGGATCATACTGATTATGTTGGTATATCTACAATAGGTCAATTATACCCATTTAAAGCAGGAACTGTTGTTGAAGGACAAACTTCTGGGTTTAAAGGTTATGTTGATAATAATTATAATGGAATTACTACTTTTACTAGTGGTAATAAGCAGGTTAATCTGGATGTATTCTTCACAGGTGGGTTGGCTAAATCTGAGATAAATAAAGGATCTGGGGTATTAGTTAATATTAATAATAGACCTCTGATTGCTCGAAATGAGCGACAAAAAGAAGACGTTAAAATCATCCTGGAATTCTAAAAAATGCCACAGAAGACTAACTTAAATATAAGTCCTTATTATGATGATTTTGATAAGGCAGATAATTTCTATAAGGTTCTGTTTAAACCTGGTTTTCCAGTACAAGCAAGAGAATTATCAGGACTTCAATCAATTCTACAAAATCAGGTAGAACAGTTCGGTAATCATATCTTTAAAGAAGGATCTATGGTTATTCCTGGATCTGTAACATACGATAATACATATTTTGCCTGTAAGGTAAATGCTGATCATTTGGGTGTAGATGTAAGTATATACTTAGATGCCATAATACAGGGTGAAGGAACAAGAATAAGAGGTCAAAATTCTCAAATTGTTGCTAAAATTATAAATTATATTTTACCTCCAGCAGAGGGTGTAGATGAGATAACAATATTTGTTAAGTATACAGAGTCTAGTTCAACTGGTTCAAGTGAACATTTTCCAAATGGGGAGATATTAGTATTAGATGAAAATGTTACCTATGGAAATACAACATTAAAGTCTGGTGATACTGTATTGACTTTAGTTGCAGATGATGCAACAGCAACTGGATCTTCATTTGGTGTAGATAATGGTGTATATTTCTTAAGAGGAGCATTTGTAGATGTTACTAAATCTCTTATTGTATTAGAACCATATTCAAATAAACCAACATATAGGGTTGGTTTTGAGATTATTGAAGAGATTATAAATGCTAGTGATGATTCGTCATTAAATGATAACGCCAAAGGATTTACAAACTTTGCTGCTCCTGGTGCTGATAGATTTAAAATTAGTGTTAAATTAGCTAAAAAATCAATTGATGATTTTGATGATATTAATTTTATAGAATTATTAAAGGTAAGAAATGGTGAAATTAAGAAAATACAGAATTCCTCAGTATATTCTGAGATCAAAAAGTATCTTGCTAAGAGAACATTTGAAGAATCTGGAAACTATTCAATAAAGCCATTTAGAGTTAATTTACAAAATTCACTAAATGATGAAATTGGGTCTAATGGTTTGTATCTTGATAGTGAGAAAACTGATCAAGGTGCTGATCCTTCAGAAGATTTAATGTGTGTTAAATTATCTCCAGGTAAAGCATATGTTAGAGGATTTGATGTAGCATTGCCAGGTACAACAGTTTTAGATATAGAAAAACCTAGAGATACAAAAACCGTAAAATCTGGATCCGTTCCATTCAGAATGGGTAGCTTGTTAAAAGTAAACCATAGTGAAGGTACTCCATATATTAATGTTGGACAAAATGATGCTTCTACTCCATTATCTAATGTAGTTGAACTGTGGAATTCTAGAAAAGGTAGTGCTTCTTCTCCAACTGAAGGTAGTGGATTACCAGTAGGAAAGGCAAGAGTTTATTGGTATAATCCATCAGATACTCCTTATGGTGGAGATTCAACTGAATGGGACTTGTATATGTATGATGTACAGACATATACTGTACTTCAGATATCAAATACTGTTGATATTGATTATCAAAAAGATATACTATGTCCATTGGGTAGTAAAGTAACTGGTCAAAGTAGTGGTGCTACTGGTTATGTTGATAAGCATAGAAATGGTGGAGAGATACATGTAATTCAAACTACTGGTAGTTTTGTAAAAGGTGAAAAGATAATATTTAATGAAAGAACTAGTAATGTTGGAGTTGATACATGTACAGCAAATATATCAAATGTTATAACATATTCAACAGATGATGTAAGATCTGTATTCCAATCGAAAGATATTGGTGGATTTCAAGTAGATTTTAGTGCTGATTCTGTTTTATATGACAAAATATTACCTAATTTCTCATTAACTGACCAATTAAATGTTAGTTCTAGTACAGATTACACTTATAATTCATATCTAAATGCTTCTGCAGAACCAAGATGGTCTGAGCAAACAGCAGCAAATACTTATAATGAGGTTGTAAGTTATGACACAGGGTCCAATACTGGACCTGCTGGTGTTGATATGGGTAATATTTTTGACAGTGATGATGCTTCTTTTGTAAGCATGGGATCTGGTCATGCTGATTTGAGTATACTGTGGTTAACAGATACTGTATTATCGGACGTAGTTAAAATTACAGTTGGTTATGATGGTGATGGTTGGTTAGGATATGGTGGTGTTGGTAATAATCCAGCAACTCTTTTAAAAGTTAGTGATGGTACTGTTTATGGTACTCCTGGTGTTTCTGGTTCTGCTACAGAAATTATATTATATGATGGAACTGCTACTAATACACCAGCATTTAGTGGACAATTAAAATTTTTAAACTTTACTGATTATACAAACGCAGGTGGTTCTGCTCCTGGTGGTGCTGTTAAAGGTGCTTCAGCAGTATGTAATGTTTATTATATCAAGATTCAAAGATTATCTAATGATATTTTAACTGAAATTACATGGTCTGCTACTAGTGGAGCTGTAGTTGAAAATATAGCATCTTGTCCAAATAGAAGATTTAGTGGTCAAGTTGGTATAAAAACAGATAGTATAATTACATATCAAAAAACATCAACAACCAACCCAACATTTAATAGAGTATCCAATATTTCTGCTAATGGAGAAGAGTTGACACTTAAGGAATTGCCAACAGTTTCAGGTGTTAATGATGGAACTCTTGTAAGTGGTAATAATCAATCAACATTTAGGATTAAAGTACCTAAAATTATTAACCTAAATCGTTCGGGTTTATATACTAGATTACCTAAGAGAAATATCTCTACGGTAGATCTTTCAGATTCTAATCTTACTATTACTCGTCAAGTTAAGGGTAAGAGTCCAGGTTCTGATTATCGTATCACTCTTCAAACTAGTGAATTGTTTGATGGTTCTGGTAATAATGGTGCTTTAGGTATCACTACTGCTTTCTTTGAACCATTTGACGCAGAAAGATATTCCATTCATTATAAAAATGGTATAACAGAAGAGTTAACAGATGATAAAGTAAATATCACAAATAGTGGTGCTACTATTGTCTTTTCTGGGTTAAAATATAGTAGTGCTGATACTGCAGCAATACCAGCTACAATTAATTGTACATTAAAGAAACTTGGACTTGCTACTAAACAAAAGAATTACATTAGAAGTGCTACATTAGCAGTAACAAAAACTATTAGTGTATCTAATGAATCAACAAATCTAGGAATTAGTAGTGCATATGGATTGCGAGTTGAAGATAAAGAAATATCTTTAAATGTTCCAGATGCTGTTAAAGTACATGCTGTATATGAATCTAAAGATAAAGTCGCACCAACTTTAGATCAATTAAAATTTGTTTCTGGTTTAGGTCTATTAACAAATACTTTTATTGGGGAAAAGATTATTGGTGCTGATAGTAGAGCAATAGGTCAGATTGTAAATCGTGTTGATAATGAGAATATTGAATTTGTTTATTTAAATGCTAATAGATTTGTAAAAGGTGAGCCGATAGATTTTAAAGAATCAAATATTAATTCTATTTGTCAAAAAGTAACTGAGGGTAATTATGTTGATAGAACATCTAACTTTACTTTAGATAAAGGTCATAGAAAACAGTTCTGTGATTATTCAAGAATTGTAAGAAAAGCATCATCAGCAAAACCATCTAAGAGATTATTGGTTATTTTTGATTATTATGAATCTGCTGAAAATAGTAATGGTGATTTCTATACTGTTAATTCATATAATAAAGAAAGATATACTCACGATCTTCCTGTAATTGATAAAGATAGAGCTTCAGATATTCTAGATTTTAGACCAAGAGTTAAGAAGTTTGTGCCAAATGACACTGCTGGATCACAAACAACTTCTTCACCATTCTCTTATAATAGTAGATTACTTGAAACTGATACAAGATATGTTGTAAGTCCAGATGAGAGTACTATTATTGGGTATAGTTATTACTTACCTAGAATTGATAAATTAGTAATCAATAAATTTGAAGAAGTTAAGTTGATTAAAGGTGTATCTGACGACAGACCAGCACCACCTACTGAGGTTGGTGATTCAATGGAAGTTGCTCAGATAACTTTACCACCTTATTTGTACGATCCTCGAAAAGGTCCTTCTATCAGATTATATGATAATAGAAGATTTACCATGAGAGATATTGGTAAATTAGAAAAGAGAATTGATAATCTTGAGGTGATGACTTCTCTTACTGCTTTAGAATTGGATACAAAATCAATGTCAGTAAAAGATGCTGATGGTTTAGATCGATTTAAGACAGGATTTATTGTTAATGATTTTAAAAATAGAGATTTCATCAGTTTTGCTGAAGATGGTTCTAGATGTGATGTAGATGTGGTTAATAAGGAATTAATTAGTGCTGTTGACTTCTGGTCTATGAGAGCACAATTAGGATTAAATCCAGGAATTGATTATGACACTGCTGATATGTCATCAAATTTAAGTCTATTAGATCCAAATTGTCAAAAAACAGGTGATTTAGTAACTCTTAAATATAATGAAGTACAGTGGATTAATCAAC